TTGGGTGATTTTGGCATGAAAAGGCTATCCATCGCTTCTACCGGTCAGCTTGTTGAAGCGGTCCATCCAGTATTGAGCCTTGTCATAGCAAACCTCAGCCTTTGCATGGTTGCCCTTTTCTTCAGCTTCATTGCCAGCATTAAGCCATTTGGAACAATGCTGTTCCGCGGCAAGGGCTTGTTGGCGCTTTTTATCTTTGAGTGTGCTGTAAGGCTCGGGGGCGTAGGTTTTCATATCTATTCTCCTAATCCGATGTGGTAAATATAGTGTGTGACATGTCACAGGTAAAGTGCAATCCGACGAACGGTAGAGCCTATGTATGTTAAAGCCCTTGCCATTCTGCTTCTGCTATTTAGCCTTATCGCCGGTTGCTGGAAGCTCTACGATGCCGGGAAGCAGGCCGGAAAGAACGAAGTTAAGGCAGAGCTGTTAGCGTTAACTAACGAGAATCTTAAATTAAGGCAAAAGGCTGAAACCAAGATTGTTGATGAGAGACCGGTTTGGAATGAGCGCAAAGAGAAAGCCCGTACTGTTGTTGCTGATTGCAGTCTGCCTGCTGTTCATCTCGGGGTGTTGCGCGAATCCGGTATCTTTACCGCCCCAAGCCGCGAAGTGCGAGATACCGTCAACAACTGATGAATCGGTAACAGGCTTGGTTGTGGTATCGGTCGAGATGCGCCAAGCGCTGGAAGAATGTAACCGGAGGAATGGGTACTAGCTTTTCAGGGTATCAGCCAAGGCATTGAGGGTTTTCAGTAGTTCAGCCTCTTTTGAGGCAATGTCTGGAATTCTGGGTTTGTCGATATCGATGATTGAGCCTGTTTCGTCGGTATCCTCAACACGGATCGGCTCATCAGCGCCAATATCAATGAATGTGTTTTTCGGGTCTGGCATGGCAGTAATTATAACCCAGCGCCAAGCCCTTGAGGAGCGCAATAAGCGCAATGGATACTGAAAGCCAAAAGAAACCCGAGCCTGCGGTAGAGAAATCTTGGCTTGAGGCCAACTTGAAACTAGTAAAGGCGGTGAACAGGGACAAGGTTCGTGATCGGCGGTTTTGGATGGGTGCTTGGCTTTTGAACTTGCTTTAACGTTCCACCAAAACCCCAATAGTCTCCCCCTCTCTCACCGGGGCAGTTGAAGGTACAACACAGAAAGCTTTTATTCTGTATTTCTTCCGATCTATTTGGATCTCAGGCCCGAAACAAGCTGAAAGCGCTTCATGACTACGAGGGACTTTCACAGGGGACTTAACTGAAAACTCAATACCTTCAGGTCTATCGTATTTGGCGATGGATTGGAGTTTGAACATAGAGTGTTTGAATATATGGCCTGTAAATTGAGATGCCCACAATGCCGAAAGGTTTGCAAAGAGATGGGCGACGAAACAAAGACAGCTCAGGCCGAGTATCGGGTTATCCCTGGGGACGAATCAAACACATTGATGTGCTCAAGTTGTGACCATTATTCAGAGGCTCATAACTGGCAGCAAGATTAGCGCGGACCAGAGCCAGTGTAACGAGCACCGGCCCTGATCCTAACCCAACTCCCGTTAAGGGCAGGAGTCGAGCAAGGTGATATTAACCAACCCCAGACACAAAACCCTCAACCTTTCGGTGGATAGTATCTATGCCTAGTGCACCCGAGAGAATCATGTCTTTGGAGACGGATTTGGCTAACCACAAGACTCAGTGTGTTACAGACAAGGCAGCCTTAACCGCAAGGCTGGACTCCATCGACAACAAGTTATGGGCCTGCGTTGGGATTGTATTAATCAACCTGTTTGTTGTTGTGGGTTACTTGATCACAGAAGGAACACCTTGGACTCAAGGCATCGAGATTGCGGATAGAGGGGAGAGGAAGTGAAGAAGTATCGGATTGGTAATTTTAGCGAACTTCCCGTAAAGGAAGGCCGGAAGGTTTTGCCAAATCAGGAATTTAAGTTTTACCCAGATCCGGCCATGAAGAAGAAACGCGGGAAGAAAGGAAGGAGCTGTTAATGGTTTTGGATAACGAAGAACAACGCTCAATCCTGCTGCAATTGATTGCGGGGTCAAACTTCAAGGGGGATATCTTGGAAAAAGCATTTCTCTTGAAACAGGCAATCCAATTGGCTCAGGTTGATGAGCAGAAGACGGATTAACCTGCTTTTACAGGCCGTAACAGGATGCCAAAGGAAGACACTCAATTTAAGCCCGGTCAAAGCGGGAACCCCGCCGGAAGGGGTAAAGGCGCGAGGACCAAGCTCGGAGAAGCATTCCTCGAAGCTCTGCACAACGACTTCCAAGAGCACGGCAAAGACGCGATAAAGACTGTTCGCCAAGACAAGCCAGATGCTTACCTGAAGACAATCGCTATGATCCTACCCAAAGAATTTAAAGTCACTGTTGACCCGCTCGAAGAGTTAACCGATGCAGAACTTGATCGATACATCAAGCAGCTTGCTTCCGCCCTTGCCCTTGAGGTTAGAGCTGGTGAAGGCGCTACAGATCAAGCAAGCGCGCCTGAATCACAACAAACTAAGCCAATACAAACCCTACAGTAAGCAGAGAGAGTTCCATGAGGCTGGCGCCGTACACGGCGAGCGCCTTTTTATGGCCGGCAACCAGTTGGGCAAGACTCTGGCAGGTGGCGCTGAATGGTCCATGCATCTTACTGGACGTTACCCTGACGATTGGAAAGGGGCTGTGTTTAATAAGCCCGTAAAGTTTTGGGCTGCCGGTGTAACCGGTGAGAGCACGAGAGACAATCCTCAAAGGATACTGGTTGGCGAGCCAGCAAATAAAGGCAAGTGGGGTCAGGGCATGATTCCGAAAGATTGCTTTGTTGGTGAACCAACGATGGCGAGGGGTATACCAGACGCCATTGACTCGATTGTAGTTAAGCATGGCGGTGGCGGGGATATTCAATCAGGAGAATCCGAGCTTTATTTTAAGAGCTACGAGAAGGGCCGCGAGAAGTGGCAGGGGCCAACACTTGACGGCTTGTGGTGTGACGAAGAGCCGCCGCTAGACATTTACTCAGAAGGCCGAACGCGAACCCAGAACGGGCAACGCGGCATATTCACCATAATCACATTTACCCCTCTGCTTGGCATGTCTGAGGTGGTGAGGTTGTTCTTGGATGTCGAGACACGTCACACGAATGACGATTGATGACGCGGAGCATTACACGCCGAAACAACGAGCAGACATTATTGCCGGGTATCCCGAACATGAAAGAGAAGCAAGGGCTAAAGGGATACCGGTTTTAGGGAGCGGACGCATATTCCCAGTAACCGATGAAAGCATTTCAATTGATCCAATCCCGATCCCTAAGCACTGGCCGCAAATAAATGGTTTAGATTTTGGCTGGGATCATCCACAAGCTTGCGTAAATCTGGCTTGGGATCGCGACTCAGACATTGTTTATATTTGCAAAACTTACAAGAAGTCACAGACAACGCCAGAAGTGGCGGCGATCACTATTCGCAATTGGGGGTCGTGGGTTCCAACGGCTTGGCCGCACGATGGTTATCAACACGATAAAGGCAGCGGTAAAGAGCTAGCCTCGCAATATAGAGCTGCGAAGGTAAACATGCTCCAAGAGCACGCTACCCACAAGGAGGGCGGTTTCGGGGTTGAGGCGGGGCTTATGGAAATGTTGGACCGCATGAAAAGCGGTCGCCTCAAGGTATTCCGCATATTGACCGAATGGTTTGACGAGTTCCGCCTGTACCACCGGCAAGACGGCAAGGTAGTTAAGGAGTTCGATGACCTGATGTCGGCAACACGTATCGGAATGATGATGCTCAGGTTTGCGAAGGTAAACGAAGAGCAAGAGCTCCCAGAGATAGATATTAATTACATCGTTTAGGAGATTTTATGGCAAGACCGAAATTAGCTGAAACCATCAATCAGACTGATAAGCAGACCAGTCCAGAAGAACTGGAAGCGGCCAAGAAGACCAAGAACGCCGAAAGCCTGCACCAGCAGATAATGGGCATGATTGACCAGATGGCCCGCAACGTTTCTGTGGACAAGAACAAGCACGAGATTGTGGCATCCATCTTCACGCGTATGGAGCAGTGGGCAAATAAGCAGCTGGCCAAACCAGGAAACGTGTTCGAGGTTGCAGGCGTTGAAGGCTGGGAGTCATTACAACCCAAATACATCAACCATATTACCAAATGCGCCGAAGAGCGGATTAAGCGGGTTGACGCCTGGAGACAGGAGAAAGCAACACAGGCCAGGAAGAAGTTCCAAGACGATCTTGTTAAGGCAATCGAGGCCCGATAATTGGACCGTCTTGAATTAAAGGCGTTAGTTAATCGCCTTAAAACTTCAGCTATTGGAGTTCAAGAGTCGCAGCTGGATATCGAGCGGCAGGACGCGCTTGATTTCTACTTCGGACGAAACTGGAGACCTGCGCCTGAAGGCAGGTCACAGATTGTTGACCGCGTGTTGATGGACACCGTGGAGTGGGTAATGCCGCAGATTATGCGGGTATTTGCTTCCACGGATGAGATCGTGAAGTTTGACCCTGTTGGTCCAGAAGATGAAGAGTTAGCCGAACAGGAGACCGCTTACGTCAACCACTGCATAATGAAGAAGAATAACGGCTTCCTCACGCTGTACGATGCGGTTAAGGACGCATTGTTACTTCGCAATGGCTACATAAAGGTTTATTGGGATGAGCACCAGAAAACCTACGTAGAACGGTATAAAGGCTTAACAGCGGATGGTGTAGCGAAGCTTTACTCTGATTATGACGGCGAAGAAACTGAGTATGAGGTTCTTGAGGAGGAGGTTAGGACCGAAACCGTAATTGTTCAAGGTCCTCAGGGTCCGTTAGAGCAGACGATTGAGCTGTATGACATTAAGCTCAGGATCACAACCACTGAAGGCTATCTATGTTCGATAGCTGTACCTCCCGAGGAAATCATTGTTCCTGAGAATGCCTCAGGGGCACTTGAAGATCTGAAGTTTGTCGGCCATCTCACCACAAAGACTCGATCAGAATTGATTGAAATGGGGATGGATGAGAAGTTTGTTAACGATCTTCCAGCGGTTGATGAATTGGACGACGAAGGTACTATTGCAGGGCACCGCGACCCGATACTTGAAGACGACCCGGGAGCGATCTTGGATCGCTCAATGCAAGACATTGAGTATTTGGAGGCCTATATCTACGTTGACTACAACGGAGATGGAAAGGCTGAGTTTCGCAAGATTGTAACCGCTGGCGGACAAATACCGGAAGGCGATGAGTGGATAGACGAAATTGACTGCTTACCTCTTGTCTATGGGGTGCCTGTCAGAATGCCACACCGCCATGTGGGTATTTCTCTGTACGATCTGGTTAAAGACCTTCAAGAGCAGTCTTCCACCCTAAAACGTCAGTTATTCGATAACGTTTACATCACGAATAACCAAAGACCGGCCGTATCAGAACAGGTCAATTTAAGGGACTTGGCCGTATCAAAACCAGGTGCCCCGATTCGGGTTAAAACGTCTCAGGCCGATGTGGCTGGCCACATAATGTACCCAACCGCCTCACCAATTGTTGGCCAGCTTATCCCGGTATTGGATATGTTGGATCAGATGCGCGAGAACCGCACCGGTGTGGGCAGAAATAACACGATCATTGACCCCAATGTATTAAAGCAATCCACAGACGGCGCGCAGGAACGTGCCTTTAAAGCAGCAAACGCAAAGATTGAAATGGTTATCCGCTTATTAGCTGAAACCATGATCAAAGACTGGATGAAGTTAGCGCATAAGACCCTGACCAAGCATCAAGACGCACCCGCCAAGTTCAAGATGCGGGGCGAATTCATTGATATAGACCCCAGAGAGTGGGCAGAACGAGATGACTTGTCCGTTTCCGTTGGCCTGGGTACCGGCTCCGATGAAGAAAAACAGATTCGCTTGGCTTCTCTTGGGACCGTAATGGAGAAGGCAGCAATGGCGGGCATAGTTCAGCCCGAGCACGTATACAACTACTCAACGGACGCGGCTAAGACACTAGGCTTTAAGCAGCCTTCCCGCTATTTCGCTGATCCTAAGACGCCTGAATTCCAGCAGATGCAGCAGCAGAACGAGCAGAAGGCTGAGCAGGCTAAACGTGCTGAATCTCTGATACTGGCGGAAGCCGAAAACGTTAAAGGCCAGTACAGACTGCAAGAGGCACAGCTCAAATTGCAGGGCGAGCAGCTCAGGCAGAGCAATGAATTGGCGTTTAAGTTGAAAGAGTTGTTGCAGAACAAAGACATTAAAACAGCCGAGATGGAAGTTAATGCTTTCCTTGAAGGCTTGAAGCTCGATCTTGGCAAACCCGGAATAGGAGCAGAGCTTGGACAACCAGCAGCTTGAAGACGAGGTAAGACAGCTCCAACAGGAGGCCCGTAACGCTGAAGAGGCGCGCCAGACCTTGCGAGGTATGGTGTTTGCGTTCGAAGCCCTGCGGAAAGACCTTTCAAACCAAATGTCAGTGGTTAAGCCAACTGACGAAAAAACCAAGTCCAAGCTTATCGACATGTGGCAGTTAGCGGACGCCCTGGAAAAATGGTTTGTTAGAACCATTGAGACGGGTGATGCCGCCGCTCTTCAGCTGGAAGAACGCAAGAAGTTCTTATTATTCAAACGGGCCGGCTAAGGCTCATTTCTAACTAATCAGGAGTTCCAAATGGATAACACCCCAACGGGTGCCGATACCGGCACGCCCGCTCCTATGACTGTTTCCGATGCAGCAGCAAAGCTGGCGGCATTGAGAGCGAAACCAAAAGAGCAGGAACCCGAAGCACCAAAAGAAGAGGCGCAAGAACAGAATTCAGAAGTTGAGGCGCAAGCTTCAGCTGAATCCTCGGAAACGGAAACCGAGGTTACGGAAGAAGCGGAAGGTCACGAGACCGAGGCACAAACAACAGACGCAGAAACCAGTGAGCCTGAGATGCTCACCGCCCTGGCAGACGTTGCCCAGAAGTTAGGTCTTGATGAATCGAAACTCTACGACATCAAGATCAAGACCAAAGTGGACGGCGTTGACGGGGAAGCTACCTTAGCTCAACTGGTTAAAAGCTATCAGTTCGAGGGCCATTTAAACCGCAAAAGCATGGAGCTTACCGACCTCAAGAAGGAGGCCGAGAAAAGGCTTGAGTCCATCGAGACCGAGCGACAGCAGAGGATAGGGACTTTGGAACAGGCTGCTCAGATTACGCAGCACCTTCTATTAGGTGAGTACAAGAATGTCAATTGGGAAGAGCTTAAGAGAGCCGATTCCATTGGTTATCTGGAAAAGAAAGCCCAATTTGAGGAATACAACCACTCGCTGAACCAGATCAATGCAGCTATTCATGCTGAAAAGCAAAGAGACCAGCAGGCAAACCACGAAAAACTGAAATCCTTCATCAAGGAACAGCAGGACAAACTTGTCAATGCGATTCCTGAATGGAAGGACCAGGCGGTCCAGAAGAAAGAATACTCTGAACTTCTGGATTTTCTGCGAAATGAATTTCAGTTTTCTAAGGAAGAGATCGACACCATTCTTGATCACAGGGCATATCTGATCGCCCGCGACGCAAAGAAGTACCGCGAGCTTCAGAAGAAAAACCCGAAAATCGAGAACAAGGACCGAACCCCCCCGAAGATTGTCAAGCCAGGCTCCACAAAACCCAATCCTCAAGCCGTGAGAACGGCAGAAGCACATAAATCATTCATGCGCAACAAAGACGTTAAGTCTGCGGCTGCGCTCCTTAAATCATTACGCAAATAGGTGAGCACACATGGCACAAGTATCCGGTACTTATAGCAAGTACGATTTGACGGGCATTCGGGAAGATCTCTCGAATGTTATCTACAACATTGACCCA